TGCAGAGTGTTATTGGCACACAAACTCTGACACCCCGGGGAAACGTGTATACCTCACATGGGCTGAAAAAGATAATGAGAGTTTTTTTAAATACCATGATAATATCACGGATAAAATAGTCACAAAATATGACAAAAAGGGGTGGAATATAAATGAATTTGATATCCCGGAAGAAGGATTTTTCTGGCACTATATCGCCACAAAGAATACAAAAAGAAAAAGTCTAGGGTTTGTGATAGTACCAAATAATGAAGATATACATATACCACCACTCCACGAGAGAATGGATCGTCCCAAAGAGATGATGTTTCGTATCGTTTTAAAGGGTGAAGATAAAAATAAAGTAATTGACGATTATAAATTATCTAAACGGATTATATTAGCACATAACGAATCTATAGCTCTAAAAAGGGCATACACAAACTTTCCTTCGGATGAATTTGATATTTATAGGATAAAAAATGTAGAAACTATAACAGAAGAATTAGTAACCAAGAATTAAATCTTTTTTGCCATACTTATCTATAAGGATGGGAAAAGTGATTTGTTTATTTAACCTTTTCGGATAATTCTTTGACGGCTTCGATGAGAAGACCTATAAGACCGTGATATGATACGGCGTAGTAACCATCATCTTTGGTAGTGACGGATTCTGGAAGGACCTTTAACAATTCTTGAGCAATAACACCCGCAGATTCTTTTTCGTTAATTGTATATGTGTAACCTGAAAGTTCTTTTACTTTATCGAGAGCTTTGGGAATTTTGTTAATATCACTCTTTAGACGTTCATCCGACGTGATAATAAAATCACCGGCTGTAATTTCTCCGGTACCGAAAGTTGTATTTCCGATGAAAGTTGGACATGTTATCCCCACAAACTCACCCTGTCCATCAGAAGTTATACTGGCATTTGTATTTCCACCAGTATTTATCTTCAAACCTCCTCTAATCAACATTTCGCTATTGCCATCCCCGGCACCAACTGTCAATTTACATTTTTCGGTATCATTATAGTTCCAGGTTGTATTACCATTGACGCTAAGAATGGGACCACCTGTCGTCGAGGTTCCCCCGATATCCATGGTACCAGCAAATGAACCATTTCCACTTTGATTGATAAAAGCGTTAAAAGCCCCAAGACCAGTACCAACTCTTAAACTTGCGTCAGTTGCATGATAAATGTCGACATGACCAGATGAACCTGTACAATTGATAGCAGATGCCTCTAATGTACCTAAGAAAGACCCACTTCCTGAACGCGTAAATTCGACCTTTTTAGTATTATCATCATCAAACATAGAAAAGGTTCCACCTCTTTGTTCAACATCGTTATTCAACGTCATAATTCCACCGAACGATGAGGTATCCTTAAACTCGATTGGGCCGGCGAATGAAGAAGTAGCAGCAGTCGAAACACTTAGACCATTATTTAAAATAGCACGTTGAGCTACTGTAAGAGTGTTGTTGATTTGCATCGCACCATTAAATGAAGACGTACCATCTTGATTAATAATAGCGTTAAAAGCCCCAAGACCAGTACCAACTCTTAAACTTGCGTCAGTTGCATGATAAATGTCGACATGACCAGATGAACCTGTACAGTCGATAGCAGATGCCTCTAATGTACCAGAAAACGAAGAGTTGCCATTATGAGTTAAACTTATCTTGTCATTTGTACCATCATTCATTATAAAACTTTCTCCAGTCTGTATGACATTACTATTAATTGACATATCACCACCAAACGAAGAAGTACCAGTGATTTCGAGATTGTTATTGAGTGTCATAGCTCCTCCAAACGACGATGTACCACCCACTTCTAGAGTTGCGTTAATCTTAACACCACCTACAAATGAACCTGTACCGTCATCTCGAAGAATAATCTTATTTGCAGAATTATTCTTCATGATAAAACTTTCTCCGTTACAGTCAATGTCGTTATTGACCTCCATTTTACCACCAAATGAAGAAGTACCCGTGGTCTCGAGATTGTCATTGAGTGTCATAGCTCCTCCAAACGATGATGTACCACCCACTTCTAGAGTTGCGTTAATATCTATATCACCACCAAATGAACCATTACCATTGGGTCTGAATAAAATGGTATCATTAGCAATACTCACATTTGTTGAAATATGAACATTCGAGTCCATCAGTTTCAACAGTGATGTGCGAGTTATTTCACAGGCTCCTGTGGTACTGGAAAGGACATTAGCACCCATCATACAGATAATATTACTATTATCCTCTTCTATAGAACCAATAACAAGTGTATCACTTCTGGGTGCGGATAATGGTTGACCCGTTGCGTTTATAACAATAGAACGTGCGGTGGCCGTGGCCTCTGTTAGGTTGGCGTTGTAATTTGCTAAAGCACCTATAGCTATAGATTGAGTACCCATAAAGTTGCCTGATTGGGCTCCAATTGCCAGGGATGACGTATCGGAGTTTCCACCTCCGGCATCTTCACCAACTCGTACCGTAGAAGAAGCTACACGATTCTTCAAATCAAACACATTAGATTGTAAAGTAACAATACTACCGAAGTTTGTGACAGATTCAATATCTGTTTGGAGAGATGATATGTTAGCAAAATCGGTTGTTTGCTTCGCTTGTAAAATTGAAACATTTGAAAATGTTCCATCTACATTAACAGCGTTTGCTGCTAGGTCAGTAAATAATGTATCAATACGAGTAACATTGGCAGATAGATCATCTTGGAGAACAATTACATTTGAAAATGTTCCATCTACATTAACAGCGTTTGCTGCTAGGTCAGTAAATAATGTATCAATGCGGGTAACGTTATCAGTGTGATGAGACTGTAACTGTGTTAAGAGGGGTGAATATACGTCACCAGTAAACTGACTCATGAATGCTTCGATACTTAGGATATTACTTTGTGCATTACTTATATTCGAAAAATTATTGGAACTGAGAACTTCAAGATTAGAAGTCCTTGTAAAAAGTTGATTCGTGTCACCGACGTCTACTGATGTGGCACCCTTTGCAACTACGGTACGTTCGCCATTGTCGTCGAGAATGTTAAAGACAATTTCTCGAACTTGAGGCGTTTTACCAACCATGGTTTACTACTTTAGTTTCCGAATAAAATTCCGGCCATTCCGTCCTGGACACGCAACACGTTGAAATTTACTGCATAAATCCGTATATCCTCCCCGGTTCTTAGTGTACCGAGTTTTATATCTCTCAATTGAAGGTTGGCATTGTCAAGCCTGCTGAAATTGCATGTTCCTGTAGATTTATAGTCGGATGCGTTTGTACAAAAGTGATATGCATAATATCTTGTATAAAATGGTGTGTTATAAACTTCGTTAAAACCGGAAACTCCGTATTCTGATTTATAATAATTTTGTACTGAGTGGAAATATGTTGGTGACATACCCTCTAGTAAATGTGTACCATTGAGAAGTATATCGGCTGTATCAAATGTAAAACGATCTTCTATGACGTTACTGGATTTTGTTGGTACACCAAAAAATAAAGACTTAACCGGGTGATTAAATGATGATAAATCATAGTCATTGTAGCCCGTCACCATCTTTTCTTTTATAGTTTGTGTTTGTGTGACAATGAAATCATGTTTACCGGATGTAAATCTCTTCCTTTCTGGTGCATCCAAATATACATAATTACCGTATAATTTTGCTGTAAATGGTGTGTTCGTATTCCTTTTAAATTTGACACGAATCTCTACCTGGTGATATTGCAAAGCTACCATTGGGATATATGAGCTTTTACTATTGAAAAAGAATGTTAGAGGAATAAAATTCGTGTTACTCACGGAACATTTATTGTTAATCTCCTGAGATTTTGTGTACGTATCAGCGAGATAATTTTGATAAATATCACTTATAAAATCGAATGGTTGTGAATCTACTTTTTGACCTCCTATATAAAGATCTATGATAGAATCTTGAAATCCTTCAATCAAGTTGGTACCCTCGAACCATAATCCAGTTAGAAGATCGCCACTTGTTGGAATGACACAAGAATCTTCGGCTAATGAAAATTCTTTTATGAGTTTTGGAGCTTGTGCAAAGTTTGTGTGTCTCGTATATTTAGAAGTAAACAGAGACATTCCTTCACCACTCATGTAAAAAACATCTTGGGCCCCTTTGGCGACCAGTTGTATCAATGCACCAGACATATCTATTACTTATTCAGATTATAAAAACAAACACTTTCCCTGAAAGAGGTTTTCGTCTTCTTCTTTTCCCTGAACGGCATCTATATTGAAACCACCTTGTTTATATACTCGTAAACGTTTTTTATACATAGCAAACAGTATAGACCACTGATCTACAATATCATAGATATGTGGATTGTTTTGCTTTCCCGGTGTCTCTCTCATGACACGTCCTATAGATTGTTGAATATCAGATTTTGGTGTTGCAAGAATAACAGTGTCTAACGTAGGGATATCTAAACCTTCATGTGCTTGACTGAATGTGGCAAATATAATTTTCTTTTTTGAAGATGCCTCTAAATCAGCTTCTTTCATTCCTCCCATGTAAAGTCCAGAACTTTTAGGAAAACATTGATGAAGAAATTCACAATGTTGTCGTCTGTCACTGAGTACTAGTAATTGTCTCGATCCACTAGATGCTTTCTTTACAAGACCAACTAACATTCTATTTCTACCACGATGCTCTACAAGTTCGGTAATCATATTCACCAACGAAAGTTGACCATTCCGTGTACATGGTGGAGGATTCTTAAACATTGGGCATTCATATTGGATTGAAAATACTTCAACCTGACCTTGATTTTCTCTTTCTACTGCAAAAAATATAGGACCCATGAACCAATGTAAAACCTTACTAAGACCATCTTTACGGTGTGGTGTTGCCGATAATCCAAATATATGTTTTGGACACATCTTGAAAAGACTTTGACTGAATACCTTTGCACATATATGATGAGCTTCATCTACGATAACAGTACCTATGGTATCGAAATCATTAAAAGAATATTCCTTCAATGAAAGAGACTGGAGCATAGCAATAACAAAATCACAATCAACTTCTTTCTTTTCTTGTTGGATTGTACCTATTGTGGCACCTGGGCAAAACTGTTTGATTCTTTCTCTCCACTGATCTGCTAGAAACTGTTTGTGTACGATGATCATAGTTCTATATCCAAGCTTACAAGCTATGGCCAAGGATACGGTCGTTTTACCATAGCCACATGGTAAAGACAAGACGCCATGACCTGCTTGAATTGCGGCGTTAAATGCATCATTTTGTTTGGTCTCGTCTCTAAGTTTCCCTTTAAAACTAATCGAGGTTTTGACAGGGTTTGGTCTTTTGTCTGTTTGTGGAACATAAGTTCCATAGTATCTTGGGACACAAATCCCGTTCTTAGCTGATCTATACACTTTAAAAGGCGGTGGGGGAAATCCATATTCATTATTGACGATCGCTCTTACCGTAAGTTCCTTTTTAATTTCGGGTGTTGGATTATCTATTATGAGACCAGACCTTGTAAGAGTTGTCATTCTTAATCAGTTAAAGGGGAAAAACTTTAACTGATTATAATGCCTTCGATCAATGTTGTTGAGAATATTAAGAAGATTCGTGTGAATATAGAGGAGCTTACACAGGAAGTTTTCAGGCTTCAAGGTGTACTTTCTACCTTTGAAGGTTTTAAGAAAGCGGGACTGAATGATATTCAATTACCTGAAAATCAGGGGGAGGAAGCTGAACAGCTTGAGAGTATCCAAGAGAAGCCCGAGTAATTTCCTACATTCCAAACACCCTTGAAATCTACATTAATATCGACTTCATCTCCCGATATAAGAGATTGTACTGGACGTCCTCTGACTTCACACATCACTCTCCTATAGCGAAATGGCACCTTCACGGTGAGAATGTTACCCTCAAGGGGGTTATCAATGTGTTTATTTGCGAGTAAATACCACTTACTTATGTGCATTCGGTCTATAATTTCCGATATTTTAGCAGGAATTATAAGACGAATATACTTTTTGTCATTAAATTCGTACATTGGTTCATGAACTTTTCCTACGAACTTCATCGTCTTCTCCTATACACAAATATGATCAGTAAAACTATAAGTAGCATAATGATATGTGTAATCATGAAAGGTTCATATGGGCGACGTGTTCCGAATTGTTTGTTGCAGAATGCTCGACCAACTTCAACTGCAGCCTCTATACTTGAATAGGGTGTGTTCCTTGGAGACATCATACCACACATAGCCACCTTTTTAGATTTCCCAAAGAAAGGGAGTTGACCGTTGGGGTTTAATACACCGGAAGACTGTTCAAACTTCCATTTTGTCCCATCCCATGTAGACCCCCAAGCAATTCGTATTTCTTTTGGTTGTACAAGACCGAGTTGTTCAATAACCTTTTCGATTAATTTTTCTTCGTCCATATGAACAACTTCATCGGTTAGGTCACATATCACACAAGCGATGGTTCGTTTATCTGGTAAGACAACTGGTTGAAGGTGTAAGTCTGTTTCAATTACATATTGAAGATCACTAGGGATATCCATATCTTCTTCATACTCTAGCATGATTGTTATGGCACCATAAGTACTTGGTCCAATCTTTTCTATAGCGTCTTCACCCCAATTATCTTTCATGAGGCTGATAGCTGGGCTATTATCAACACAAAGAACGAGTAGACCTTCCTTCACAACCATACCACTCTTAAATTGTGCGGCAAATCCGTTATCTAAGTATGTAACGTCTTGAAGTTCGGCACCGAATTCAAAATGAACACCTTTATCCACGAGTGCTTGTTGCATTGCGTCATTCATAATTTTGAAGGATCCCTTCGATTTGTAAGCGGAAGATAAACCTGTATGGTCGAAACTTTTTACAAACTCATAAGCTGTCATAACGTCCCAAGGTACTCCATCAATAATTAACGTGGTTGCTTGTACGAGTTTTTTGCCACCATCTGATAACTCTCCTACAGCATCTTTTACCGACACCTTCTTATATTTCCACGGCATAACAAGTACTTTAACAGCTAGGCTTGTTATCATTGCATAATCTTTGGACGACAAATATTTTTTAATAATGTCAGCATTTTCAGTATCAGCCTTTACAAAAATATCATCCCAAACTATTCCCATCTCTTTAAAGAGACTCCGTGTGTTGATAAATGCTTTATCAAAAACTATACGGTGAGCGTGTATATCTCTACTTTCTAGCGATGGTTCCCACCATGAACCTCCAGCTGAAAGTTTTTTATCATATACGAACACTTCATGGTCCGTATATTTTTTTAGTTCCCATGCGACAGACATACCCGTAGGTCCTGCACCTATGATATGAATCTTCATTCTGATATTACAAAATATCTTTTATTGCGGTTGATTTTACTTAAGAAATAAAAAACCTGGTATAACATAGGATGCTATGTTTAGCTCAGAAACAAGTTCCAATCAGAGTGACACCAAACCAACGGGTTAAGACATGGAAGTTTGCTGCCAAGTATATATGGAAAGAACGCTTTACAGATGACAAAGCTGAACTTGGTAGATGGACAAAAAACCAGTTATTAGACTTAGGACCCACATTTGTAAAATTAGGGCAAATAGCTTCCACTAGAGGAGACCTGTATCCACCCGAATTCACAAAGGAATTAGAGTCTCTTCAAGACGATGTACCACCATTTGATTTTAATCTTGTAAAGGACCTGATAAATACAGATATGTTCAAAGAGTTTGACGAAGTTCCATTCAAATCAGCTAGTATTGGGCAAGTGCATAGAGCTACTCTACATAATGGTAAGCAGGTTGTTGTAAAATTAAAGAGACCGGGGATTTGTGATATCATGAAATCTGATACGAATACAGTGCGTAAAATTCTGAGTGTTGTTCAGTCTTTGGGTGTAGATACAGGGTCTAGTTCAAACTTTGTACTTAATGATTCTATAGAGTATCTATTGGGTGAAGCTGATTATGAACAAGAAGTAGAAAACGCCATAAAATTCAGGAAATCATTGAAAGATGTTGATTGGATTAAGATCCCTCGCGTGTATAAGAAATACTGTACCAATGAAATGATTGTAATGGAGTATGTACCAACAGAAAAAATAACTGAAATCAAAAACAAGAAGATTAACAAAAAGAAAGTATGTGAAGCTCTTGTTAATTCATATGTTATTCAAACTATGAATTCAGGGTTATTTCATGCCGACCCACATCCCGGTAATCTCGGTGTTTCCAAGAACGGGCAGTTAGTGTTTTATGATTTTGGTTTATTGATCGGACTCAGTGACGAACTAAAGCAGGGATTTACAGATCTGTTTGCTGCTATCATACAGCGTGATACAAGAAGTATAGTTTCGATCCTGATTAGACTAGGTGTCATTGTACCAACATCGTCAGACGTTTCGGATATTGAACTTTTTTTTGAAACTATCCTCGGGTACCTAGAAACATTAGATGGTGGTGCCATAATGAATGACGAATTAGCTGCAGAATTAGCCGCAGAAAAACCCTTTGTTGTACCAACAAGCTTTGTATATTTAGCGAAATCGTTTTCTCTTATAGAGGGAATTTGTCTTCAACTTGATCCAGACTTCAACTATTTCACATATCTTGAACCAATGATACAAGAACAATTCATTGAATCCATTGATATAAGTCAGATGATCATGAGTACTACTGAAATTCCATCTAAGATAGGGAAGATAACCTCGACTGTTCTCGGCTTGGAAAGGTCGAGAGCAGCGATGAAACGGTCTATGATTAAAACAAGGCAGGAAATAAAGGTGGTTCAGTACAGTGTAATATGTGCGTTACTAGCTGAAAGGTTTAGTGATTCACCGCTGGCTTTAATACCTGTTATTGCAGCTATATGGATCACTTTTCGTAAAGATCGATCGATTTAGACTTTTTGCTAGCCTTGCGAGTTTCCTTGTTTTTCTTTAGAATGTCTTGATGTTCCTTGAAAATCTCCTGAACACGCTTACGCTCATCACGAGCAATGTCACTGATCTTATCCTTGATCTTGTCTACCTCTGTCTTACGTTGTTTCTGAATCTTTTTACCAACCTTCTTAAAGTCGTCAGTTTTGGCGAACCATGTGGGGGATGCAGTAATAGCGAACATTGTGTTTGTTGTATTTTAAGGACATTTAATTTTTAACTTCTTTAGTTTTTCTTCAAACTCACGCCTTTCACCTGGAGATTCAATCTCTTTTCCAGAGTTTATAGCTTCAATTTCGGGTCCCGTTAACTGCATCGCATTTACACGAAAGTCCATGAATGCCTCCATAGCGTGGGGTACTAGGGGTTGGACAAGTTCATAGATGGCTGTGGCATAGTCACGAATCTCCTTTTGAGCATGGTGATCCATCCTTAATTGTAAGAAATGCATGAGATTGTGCAAGTCCATCTTCCACACGAAAGAAGTGTAGGTAGATTGAGGGAGAACACCACGAGCTTGTTCCCTACAAACACCCTTCTCTAGCAATTGCTCGTATAGCTTGAAAGCCTGTTTATACTGGTCAGAAAGAGACTGGTTTAATTCATCATCTAGTTCCACTACACCTTCTGATCCTTGATGATTTACAGCCGATTGTCCACGTAGGACTTCCGGTTCGTAGTATTCCTCATCAACGATAGAATACCTGGCAGACATTTCATTCACGGATGCAGTTCTGTGTCTAAGCCACTGACGAGCGATGTAAAGTGGTGCCTTGATACGAAACTTGAAAACTACGAGTTCTAGGGGTGAAGTATGCCAATTGCGGACAAGGTACCTAATAAGACCTCGGTCACCACGAGTGGTCTTGGTACCCGTTTGATAACTCACACGGGCACCATCAACTATGGCCTTATCTAGATTCTCTAGGGGCATATGGTCGACAAGTTCTACAAATCCATGATCCAAAACTTTCTTCATTATAACAATATATCCGTTCTAATCTTTAATAATCACAACTATCATCCGTTGGGACCTCTCCACAAAAGTCGTACAACTCATAAAGTTTCTCTTGTGACTTTTCAATCTCAACTGTGGTATTATTCATGACATCAATGGCGTTATCGATGAGATCCAGAAACGAATCAAGTTGGTCGATCGCTACACGGTGATGTTTTCTGTTTGTCTTTGAAGAATGTGCCGCAGCCCTAAGATGCTTATTACTCTTGATGATCTTATCGATGTTGGGCTTAGACTTGCTGGGAGTGGCGGACATTCGGATGACGAGACTCATTGTGAATAACTATCCATTTATATCTTTAATGAGATCACTTAGGTCTCGATAGTACCTCTTTAAGTCTTTCATGAATCTTTTATTATTTTCAAGGACTTCACATTCAACTTTATTGAGATAAATCCACGCTAAATTACACTTGGAATATTTTGTCCTTTTCTGATTTTCATTTGGTCGGCGTGCCACCAATTTTGTGGATTTCTTCTTTTTTGAAGCGGGTAAGACCTCCTTCCTATTTACGAATGATAATGCTTGCATCACCGTATCTGCGAGATCATCTTTCTTTTTAGATTTTTGAAACGTTTCTAGCCAATGTGTGTTGATGGGTCCATTCCTGATGAAGGCTTCACATCTCTCTATGGACACTTTCTTACGTTTATTGTATTGAGCCTTACCAGGTCCGGCAACATCAGGTATTTTATGTCGTGCGTCATATAGGATTGTTTCGGCATCTGGGTTTTTTATGATAAAATATGCATGAAGGAAATGCATTACTGAAACCATCTTTTTGTTACGATCAGGTTGTTTTTCTATAAGAATCGTATTTGCATTGAGTACCCACGGACGTTCATCGAGGTGTTTTCTTAGTGAGACATAAACACCATCTTTGTGTTGGGGTGGTACACCAGAGACATCCCATTCAACGACTAAATTTTCACGATCCTCGTCGAGTAAACACATTGCTAAATTCTTTATGCCGACATCTATACTAAGGATCATTAACTTAAAAGATAAATATTTCTTTAAGTTAATGAGGTATATATCTCATCGTTGACGGTTTTTAACGTTTATTATTTCCACCCATGGAACCTAGCATTCCCATCATAAACAAAGCGAACAATAGGATGACACAAAGGATCGAACAAGCGAAAGAGATCCAGGAATTGTTGGACACGAAAGAAATGAAATCGAAGCCACCTGTTGTAACATCCTTGGCAGCGGTAGCGGCGGAATCTGCTACCTCCTTGAAACCTTTCACGACCTTTCCGGTGTCATCTAAAGCACGATCAACGGCGGTGAAAGGATTGTCTGTGTCGTATGCCATACACAAAAGAACTATGACACCCGCACCAATAGCGGCTGTAGCTGGTGTAATTCCTAGTTCTGCAAGACCCTTTTTGAGAGAGTTAGAAGATTCACTTCCCTCTTTTAAGAGTTTGTTAACTGATTTTAAACTTTTCCTCACATCGTCTGAATTAGTCGCAACTTCTTTTG